TTAAAGTTCAGGAGGCTCTTTGTATTAAAGATTTAGAAAAAGCATACACTGGTGCATTTTTGCCTCGTGGTGCTAACTATGTTGATCCATCAGCATTGTGGTTTGCCGAAACTTACTTAGCTTTAAAGGCTGCTATTATACAACAACAAGTAAGTAGAGCAATTTGGTTAGGGGACACAAACTCAGGCGATGTTAATCTCAACAAATTCGATGGACTTAACAAAATTATCAATTCAGCGATTGCTGATGGTGTTATACAAGCAACTCCCGCAGGTAACATAACTACATCGAACGTTAGAACTATCATTGAGGCTATGTATCTCCTTATCCCACAAGCAATTCAAGATGAGCAAGACTTGTACTTGTTAATGGGCAATGACACTCTTAAAACATTGAGGCTGAAATTAGGACAAGATAACTTGTTCAACACAACTCCTGATGATGTTTTAGGGAATGTAGTTGTTTATCCTTATACAAACCTCAAGTGTATTGGTGTCAAAGGATTATCAGGCACAAACAGAATGCACATAGCAAGATTTTCAAATCTTTACTATGGTACTGACTTATTAAGCGACATAGATACCTTAGATTTCTTCTATGCAAGAGAGGCTATGGAATTTAGATACACAAGTGCCTTTAAATTAGGTACTCAAATAGCGAAACCAGAGGAAATAGTAACCTATAAACCAAGCTAATTATGGATTGTGCAAGTTTAAATGGATTTCAATTAGGTTGTAGAGATGCTATAGGAGGTGTTAAGGAATTTTACCTTGCACCTCTTAGTTCGGTGCAATCTTATGCCGAAACAGAAGGAGAAGTTACTATAACTATGGTTAGTGGTGAAACTTTTTCCAAGTACGAATTAGAAAATGAAACATCTACTTATACCGATAAAAGTGTTGATAATAGAGCCAATGGCACTATAGTGTACGACCACACTTTAACGGCTATATTTAACGACAAAACTGTTAAAGAAGAATTAGCAAACTTGGCTGGGCATAGATTAGCTGTTATTGTTACCGACAATGAGGGCGTTCATTCTGTGTTTGGGTTAGAAACAGGTGCAATGACCACAAATAGAGATGGTGCAACTGGAACTTCATTTGAAGACAGAAACGGTTATGATGTGGTTATTCAATCTCGTCAAAAAGATAGAAGATTTACTATCACAACTGCCAATTTGAATAACATTATTTAGTAGTATTATTGTTTGTTTTCAAAGAGGTAGCTCATAAATTGAACTACCTCTTTTTTATTATAAATTATGTTGATACTTAGAAAAAATACAGCAAATACTGTGGTTGTTACTGTTACAGAAGCAACTACAATCGATAATGCAAAGTATTTATTTGAATTTTTAAATGTAACAAGCAACACTAAAGCTTATTGCATAGCTACAAACATTTCAAATCAAAAACAGAGGTACGACAAGTTTATAATAACAGAAAAAACAAACCCAAATAACCTAATTGGTGAAATCGCATTAGAACACGAGGGCGATTACTACTATAAGATTTATGAGCAGTCAAGTTCTACAAATTTGGACCCAACAGGTCTAAAATTGGTAGAGCAAGGGATAGCAAAAATTTACAATTCAGAACAACAAACAACAATAATAGCAGATAGTTATGAGGCAACGCAAAACATCTAATAATAGAAGAAAAAGAGGCAACAATAATAGTGAGTTAGCAGTAATACAAGGCAACCAAAGTCAATACACTAAGCACCACGATTTTGTTATACAGGCAAAAGAAGATAATGGCACATTTAGCGAAAGTTACACCGAACCAATCGAAATAAGGTCAAAAAAAGTAGTTGAACACTTTTCACGACAACCCGATTACAAGCCATTTTTTTCAGATGATAGAATTCAAACCCAATATGTTAGATTTGGTATAGATAATTTATACCCAGATTACCTTATCCGATTAATGGACGGCTCACCAACCCACAATGCGATAGTAAAAGGTAAGCAGAAGTACATTATGGGAAATGGTATAGAGATAGCCAAAGACCTACTGACGGTTGAGCAGGAAGCAATGTTATCACATAGGCTAAGCAACATAAATTCTTTTGAATCTATAAACGATGTACTAAGCAAGGTTATAGCAGATTTTGAAATGTTCAATGGTTGGGCTTTAAGAGTTGTGTATGATAGCTTAGGCAATGTTAGTAAGCTATTTCACGTCCCTTTTGCCAACGTTAGGGTATCACCAAGACACGATTGTTATTATTATCGAGAGTATTGGAGTATTGGAAACGTGAGATATAGCCCAAGCGACCAAGATTTTTTACCTTACAATCCAACAGCACCAAATCGAGCCAATAGCGAACAGCTACTTTATGTAACACTATACACAACAAAAGGGCAATTTCAGAAGATTTATCCAAAACCCGAATATTTGGGAGCAGTAAGATTCATCGAAACAGAGAGAGAGATAGGAAATTTGCACCTAAATAACGTTTATAATGGGTTTATGGCTTCAGCAATCTTAACAGCTTACGAGGCTACAAGAGATGAGCAATCAAAACAAAAATTTAAAAATGAATTTAACGACCAATTAACAGGTGGCACAAACGCTGGTAAATTAATAATAAATTTTGCAGCTTCAAAAGAGTACAAATTGAAAAGAGTACAAATTGGACATTGATATGCTACAAGTGAGCAACGTACACGAGATGTATAACATAACACTTCCTCTTATTACACAAGCAATTATAACAGGACATCAAGTAACATCACCTCTGCTTTTCGGTATCAAAACAGAGGGTCAATTAGGGGGAACGAATGAACTGCAATTAGCCTACGAAATATTTCAATCAAACTACATAAATTCTAGACAAAAGTTTCTGGAAAGTTGGATAAATTCAGTTTTAGGTTATAATGGGCAATACAAGCCTTTATACATTAAACCAAGTAAGCCATTCACAGTTGAAACAGACAAGCAAGAAACAAAGGCTTTCAGTAGTGTAGTGTGCTGTTCAGAAGATGAGCAGATGAGCGAAGAAGAAAGTAAGTTATTAGAGTTATTGTTGTCAATGGGTGAGGACGCAAACAAATATGAGACGGTTAGAACACGAAGCTATTTCGATGACAACGAAGATGAGGACGATGATAGCTATAAATTTAGCTTGTTAATGAGTGTTGTTATCAATGAAGTGGAAGCGAAGATAATAGACCTCTATAACGATAACCCATTTTATACATTAAAAGAAATTTCAAGACTTACAGCTATACAGGAAGTTATTATTAGAAGCTATGTAGCGGACCTTATACAGGACGGTTATTTAGCTCTAGATAATGCAATGATAAAGCCAACGCCGAAAGCCTTACAAACACAAGCCGTTCAAAATCAAGAGAAAACAACGACTTATGTCAATCGCTATGTTTATCAAGTTCGTTCAGGTTTGGGAGCACCTCTAATTCCAGGCTCTCGACCTTTCTGTCGTAGGTTAATTAATGCTAATCTTATGTATAGCAGGAAGCAGATACAAACAATCAGTCAAAACGTAGGCAGAAACGTATGGGCATACACTGGAGGTGAGTACACAAACCCAAAAACAGGCATAACTACCCCATTTTGCCGACACGTTTGGAAGCAACAAACTAAAATCTTAACACAACAATGATAGACACTCTATTTATTTCAGAAGCACAATTTAGAGCGAGAGGTTTGATAGCTGAAAACATTGAATTTAGGCAAGTTAGACCTATCATCTTAGATGTTCAAAATATACAAATACAAAACCTATTAGGCTATGATTTATTTGAAGATTTAAAACAAGCTATTGACACAGATAGCTTAAATTCAGTTGAGAGGGTACTGATTGAAAATTATTTACAACTAATCATTATTAACTACACACAAGCAGAGTTGTTGATAACTAATACGTTTAAAATGACTGCCAAGGGTACTATAAATCAATACGGTACTTATGATAGTATAGTGAGTGCAGATGATATTAACAGGGTATCTATCGAATACAAGAACAAAGCTAAAAGTTACGAAAAACAAGCTGTAGATTACATCAATCGCAATAAGAATAATTTTGCGTTATACCAATGGGGGCAGGAAGACAAACAAAATCCGATAAAGCCTTTCAATAATTTTAATATTTATTTTAAAGAAACAATAGACTATGACAAAGAAATTAAACTCAGACAGAAATTTTGCAACAGGTGCAACGGTGAATGCTCGTGTTAGAATTCAACTATCGGAACAAAAGAAAAAAGTAGATGGCGACAAGAACAATAGCAACACTAAGAGAGATAGT